CTTGCACAAGGAGCAGAGTGTTCTTGGATTATACTTGACCATCTCAGTATTGTCGTATCTGGGCTGGGTGATGGTGACGAGAGGCGTCTCATTGACAATGCAATGACGCTGCTCCGAACCTTGGTACAAGAGACAGGTGTTGGCCTGATACTTGTGTCCCACCTCAAGCGACCCTCTGGCGACAAAGGGCATGAGGAGGGGGCAACCACAAGCCTTTCTCAACTGAGAGGCAGTCACGCAATCGCCCAACTATCCGACATGGTGCTTGGGCTTGAGCGTAACCAACAAGGCGATGATGCCAACGTGACTACCATCCGTATTCTGAAGAATAGATTTAGTGGTGAGACAGGCGAGGCTTGTCATGTCAAATACAATCCAGACACGGGTCGGTTGCACGAATGTAATCCAGACTTCAACGAGGTAGATGATGAGTTCTAATATCCGTGAGCAATATGTCTCACAGTTCAACACAGCAATGGGTCAGGCAGTAGATGTCCCATATAATATGCACCTTCTTAATCTTCGAATGAGGTTAATCAAAGAAGAGGTGGCTGAGTTAGAAGAGGAAGTAGCAAAAGCAAAGTATCAAAGTGGTGAGTACACTAATGTATTGCCGGATACTAAAGAAGCAATCCTGAAAGAACTCTGTGACCTTATGTATGTGGTCTCTGGTTTTGCTGTGACCTTTGGGTTGCCTGTGCAACCAGCGTTTGTACGTGTCCACAAATCAAACATGAGCAAGCTAGTAGATGGCAAGCCTGTGTTGGATGAAGGTGGCAAAGTGATGAAAGGCCCAAACTATCAGAAACCAGACCTGAGTGACTTAGTATGAATGTAAGACTAATTGACAGCATGGGTACAGACGAGACAGTCGTCAATGCTGCCCGTGTATCTTTCGCTAAAGAAGTAAAACTCTGGTCAGACAAGGATGAACGGCTAATCAAATATCTAGCCAAGCATCAACACTGGTCACCCTTCTCTCATTGTTCAATCCAGTTCTATGTAAAGGCACCTGTGTTTGTGGCTCGACAGTTAGCCAAGCATCAGGTCGGCCTAGCATGGAACGAGGTATCACGAAGATATGTAGATGATGAACCAGAGTTTTATATGCCTGAGACATGGCGAGGTAAACCTGAGAACAGCAAGCAGGGTAGTGATGGTGAGGCACAGTCTCAATACTTCCCTGACCTCTATATCAAAGACGTAGTTGAACTAGCCACAGATAATTATCGCAAGATGCTTATGCAGGGCGTAGCCCCTGAGATGGCACGGATGATACTACCTCAGAATATGTACACAGAATGGTATTGGTCTGGTTCTTTATATGCCTTTGCCCGTGTCTGTAAGCTACGGCTAGACAGCCACACTCAGCAAGAAACCACAACAATCGCAGAGCAGATATCGGATTACTGTAGCAAACAGTTCCCGGTCTCTTGGGCTGCACTGATGGAGTAATTAACGTGGCACGTAAAGAAAAATTGAAACTTATTCATGAAGGGGGAGAACTCGACTCTGATTTATGGGGTGAATACTACAGTTGGGAACACTTCTTTTTTGTAGATGACACCGAAAAAATTGTATCCCCCATCTTCAAAGATAGAATCCAAGCAATGAGGTGGAAGAAAAACAAATGAAGTATGTGTTTGACATCGAGACTGACGGTTTGCTCGATACAGTATCCACCGTACATTGTCTTGTCCTGAAGGACATAGATAATGGTGAAATCATCAGTTACACAGACAACTGGCGTGACGGGGTGAAACGTCTTGAGGAAGCCGACATGATTGTCGGACACAACATCATCAAGTATGACATCCCAGCGTTACAGAAGCTAACCAAGTTTGAGCCTAAGGGTTTGATACGTGACACACTTGTGTGTACTCGTCTTATCTGGGCTGACATCAAGCAAGGCGACTTCACCCGTACTGACTTCCCTAGAAAACTGATTGGTAGCCACAGCCTTCGGGCATGGGGTCACCGGATTGGTAACTACAAGGATGACTATGACGGGGGCTGGGAGTCATTCTCTCAGGAGATGTGGGAATACTGCATCCAAGACGTTGAGGTAACCAACACACTGTGGGAACGCATTGTTGCTAAAGACTACAGTGAACAAGCTATGGAGTTAGAACATGAGATTGCTCAGATTATTTTTAGGCAAGAGACTTGTGGATTTGCCTTTGACAAAGAGGCTGCTGGTCGTCTCTATTCTGAACTCGCATCCAAAAAGCACGACTTGGAAGTGGAGTTAAAGTCTGCGTTTCCTGATTGGGAAGTGAAGACACCGTTTGTTCCTAAGGTGAACAACAAGAAACTGGGATACGAGAAAGGTGTTCCAACATTCAAGGTCAAGACAGTCGAGTTCAACCCCGGTAGTCGTGACCACGTTTCAAATAGACTGAAGGCTATTCATGGGTGGGAACCACAAGTATTTACCAATGATGGTAAGCCCAAGGTGGATGAAGATATCTTATCACACCTCCCGTACCCTGAAGCAAAACTTCTAGTCGAATATTACACTCTAATCAAACGCCTTGGCCAACTGGCTGAGGGTAATCAAGCATGGATAAAGGTTGAAAAAGATGGGCGTATACATGGTTCAGTCAACACTAATGGCGCAGTCACTGGAAGGGCTACTCATGCGTTTCCGAATGTGGCACAAGTCCCGTCAGTCGGTGCGCCTTACGGTGAGGAATGTCGTTCCTTATTTACCGTAAGTCCCGGAAACAAGTTAGTAGGTATTGATGTAAGTGGTCTCGAACTGAGATGCCTTGCACATTACATGGCAAAGTATGACGGAGGCGAATATGCGGAGACAGTCGTCAATGGCGATGTGCATACAGCGAACCAGAAGGCGGCTGGCCTACCCACCAGAAACAACGCCAAGACATTCATCTATGGATTCCTCTACGGGGCAGGGGCAGCTAAAATCGGAAGCATTGTTGGTAAAGGCCCGAAAGAAGGAGCCGCACTCAAGTCACGATTCCTGAAGCAACTCCCTGCTCTCAACACTTTGATTAGTAAAGTACAGAAAGCGGCTGGCAAGGGTTACCTTGTTGGCCTTGATGGTAGGCATCTAAAAATTCGTTCCTCCCATGCAGCACTGAATACACTTCTTCAGTCTGCTGGCGCACTCATTTGTAAACAATGGATTGTAGAACTAGACCACGCCCTTCGTGCGTCTGGACTTATCCACCAGTGCAAACAAGTCGCATGGGTACATGATGAAGTGCAACTAGAAGTAAGTGAGGGCGTAGCGGATGAAGTCGGAAAACTTGCAGTTGAATCTATTATACGAGCAGGAAATAGCTTCGGAATACGATGTCAACTCGATGGAGAATACAAAGTCGGAAACAACTGGGCAGAAACCCACTAAACATTGTTTGGTGTGTGCTACTGAACTAAATGATAAGAACTGGTATGTAGGATTTCAGGAGAATAAAACCTATCGCTGCATCCCTTGTACTTCCAAGTATCAAGAACGTATCAATCACAACCGTATGTTTGTTAATGGCAAGTATATACCACGGTCACACCCATTGTGGAAACCGGGGCGTTACAAGTCATGGGCTGAGGGACATAGTTATGAACGACTAGAGTCTGTCAAGCCGGGGTATGTCTACATCATCACTAACCCAGCGTGGCCTGAGTGGATTAAGGTAGGCATGGCTGTGGATGCTGATGACCGTTGTAATGGTTATCAAACAGGTAGCCCGTTCCGTGACTACGAGGTCATCTATTCTTTCGAGACAGAAGACAGACGTAGTTCAGAGCGTGATGCACATACATTGCTTGAGCAGTTTGCTGAAGACAGGCGTGGTGAGTGGTTCAAGATAGACACTGAATACGCCATTGATTTACTTTCAACTATCCATGAGGACATATAATGCCAGAGCGTACACTATTAATTGATGGCGACATTGTTGCTTACCAGTATTCCTCAACTGTCGAGTATGAGGTGGACTGGGGTGATGACGTTTGGTCTCTTTGGTCTGATGCCGGAGCAGCTAAACGACTTATCACACAATACATTGAACTGTTGGTAGATGAAACTGCGGCTGACAACGTAGAGTTTTGCTTCACAAGTAAGACTAACTTCCGTAAGGACATCCACCCTCAATACAAAGCTAACCGTAAAGGCACACGTAAACCTGTGTGTTACCGGGAAGTAGTTAGGTGGCTCAGTGAAGAGTACACCTCGCACGTGTGGGACGGCCTTGAGGCCGATGACGTACTTGGCATCTTAGCAACTTCTGACCGTGAGGATGAAATAGTCATTGTCTCTGAAGACAAAGACCTAATGACCATCCCCGGATTGTTGTGGCGTAGCGGTGAGATGCTCAACATCAGTCAAGAACAGGCTGATTACAACCACCTCTATCAAACATTAACAGGAGATACGACAGATGGATATTCTGGCTGCCCGGGAATCGGCCCTAAAACTGCGGTCAAGGTACTTCAGGATATGGCTACGTGGGATGCGGTGGTCAAAGCTTATGAGAAATCTGGGCTTACTGAAGAGGACGCCCTCGTTCAAGCAAGGCTTGCCCGTATCCTCAGGTCTTCGGACTACGACTTCCAATCTAAGACACCAATACTATGGAGCGCAAGCGATGGTAATGCAGCCGATTGATATTCAAGTACAGCGAGAAGCAGAGGAGCAGTTGGCTCAAATTGAGAAGGGTAAACACGTTCCTCATGAAGCCCATATCGTGAAGGAAAAGACCTACCCTAATACTGATGTTGACCCTGCACATTATAACACACACGAGATTGAACCTATCGAGTACATCATGGCTAACGGCCTCGACTTCTGTGAAGGCAATGTTGTGAAGTACACATCCCGATGGCGACTGAAGAATGGTGTATCCGACCTACGCAAAGCACGTAGGTATCTAAATTTTCTAATTAACTACGAAGAAACTGGGAGTCCCCTTTGACAATTAGTAACCAACACTACGGCCCATCTCTGCCGATTTCAGAAGAGATTGATACAATCAAATACCGCCAGACAGGAGAGGACTTCTACAGTAAGGTAGTACGTATTGCTGATGCACTAAAAGATAATGCACCACACTTTGAAGACTTCAAGGATGCCCTACGGCATATGCGTTTCCTCCCTGCTGGCCGTGTACAAAATGCTATGGGTGCTGCCCGTCAGACCACAGCATACAACTGCTTTGTCTCTGGTATTATTGAAGACAGCATGGACAGCATCATGTCACGAGCCACAGATGCAGCAGAAACAATGAGACGAGGTGGGGGTATCGGCTACGACTTCTCTCGCCTTCGCCCTCGTGGTGACCGCATCAAGAGCCTAGAGAGTAAGGCCAGCGGTGCTGTCTCATTCATGGGTATCTTTGACTCAGTATGTCAGACCATTGCATCCAGCGGCCACAGGCGTGGAGCGCAAATGGGTGTGCTTCGAGTAGACCACCCAGACATCGAGCAGTTCATTACTGCCAAGCATGACAGCACAACACTGACAGGCTTCAATATCTCTGTCGGTATTACAGATGAGTTCATGCAGCACCTCGAAACAGGTAAGCCATTCCCTCTACGTTATGAGGGTAAGGTGTACAAAGAGGTAGACCCTGCCGCACTGTGGGACATGATTATGCGTTCTAC